GCACCTCTAAGAAATCTTGCGTTATCTATCACATCAATATATTTTTCATAGTCAATAGGCGTTGGTTTCTTCGGCATCTGTTTTTCTCTCGCCGTCCGGCACTCTTCCAAAGTCCCAATCTTGCGATATTGACGCCAATCACTTAATGCTTCAAAATAATTGCTTTTCATATCCTGTAATTCTTCCAACGTGCCGATTGCGTGATACTGTTGTACTTCTTCAAGTGCCTTTATTGCAAGGCCAAGCGCTTCTGCAAAAATTGAGCACTCTGGATGATGTGCTATTTCTGCTTTCAAGATTGTGTTTGCTTCATTCTCTGTCATGCTCACACCTCTTTAATTAAATGGTAATCCCTCGTCTGCTACGCCATCTGGAATTGACATAAAGCTGTCTGAACTAGCATTACCGCCCATAATTCCATTGCTATTATTCTGCTGATTAGCACGGCTTTCACAAAATTCGTGTCTTTCAACAACACAATCATTAGTGTAGACTTTCTGTCCGTCCCTGTTAGTGTAGTTGCCTGTCTGCCATCTACCCTCAACAATTATCTTTGTTCCCTGACGTAAATACTTCTCTGCAAACTCTCCATTCTTGCCAAATGCGATACAGTTAATAAAGTCTGCTGCCTGTTCGCCCTCTTTCTTAAAAGCTCTGTCAACAGCTAATGTGTACCTTGCTACAGCCATACTTCCGTTTACTGTCTGTGAATATCTAATCTCTGGCTCTCTAACAGCTCTCCCACATAAAATTACTCTGTTCATTACTTTTCCTCACTTTCTAATAACTCGGGATTGTCAAAAATGTTGCCGATAATCTTTGCATTAACCATATTTATCCAATAACCTAAATCTTTTCTGCATCTTTTAGTATACTTGCCTGACCAGTCTACATAAAATCCGATATGCTCTGTTTTTGTGCTATCAAAACAGTTTTGATAACTGCCATATTTAATTGGTGCGCATGTGTCACTGAAGATATCTTTTACAATATCATTCTTCCAAATCAGCTTGCCGTTCTTGTCTTTCAAGCCTGTGCATTGGCAGATTGTGGTTGGGTCTACTTTGTACCATCCGTCTGTCTCTCTGTTAGAATAAAACATTGTGTTAGGTTCAAATATTAGATGAACTTCTTTGTCATACATATCTAAACTTTTTACATAATATCCTTGCACCCATTCTCCGTTATCAAGCCTTTTTGCCTTGTATAAATATCTATCTTCCATATTCTCTCCTATTCTGCTTCTGATTGAAGCCAATCTTTCCAACATTTAGAGCATTCTGTTTTTTCGCAACAGCAATCACACGGAACATCTGCATACTGTGATGAAATGCCATCTTCTCCGACAATATCTAAAAACTCTGCTAACTCTTCATCCGACATATTCCTTATTCTGTCGGCATTGGTCTTTCTGCTATCGCATCTGCAACAAGGCTCATCTGAATTAGAGTTGTGATTGTGTTTACAATTACAGTTATTACCCATTTCCTTACCTCTCTTCCTCGATTGTTTCATCTTCCACAAAGTAGTTATTATCCTCAACGCACCATCCGCACTTTTCGCAAACTCTTTTAGTTCCATATTCTGTACGGGCTATCACAAGCCTTAGTCTGCCACAATGAGGACAATGTTCTGTATCATAGTAATCATCCCATTTGAATACTTTCATTCTCCACCTCTAAATTCTTCAAAATAGAATTTCACATCGTCCGACAAATGCTTTACGATTCCAAACCGCTCCGCCACTTGATAAGGTATGCTGTCACGCATAAGCCTTTTATGTATTTCTGAAAGATACCTTCGAAATCCCTCGACATCTAAAGTGGCTTTATAGTGGTTGCAGCTCCTACAAGCTGGCATGTAATTTGAAATGTCGTCTGCTCCACCTATCCTAAGCGGTGTTGCATGGTCTACTTGCATATCTTTGTAAGCTATTTCTGTGCCACAATAAGCACAATGTCCGTTATACATGAGATATACAGATTGTCTCACTTTTTTAGGTATTGCTTTTCGTTTATTCATTTTTACCTCTCAATTCTTTCAGTTTTGCTTCGGCTTCTTCTTTTGTTAAAAAAACGGTTTTGCCAAAATTATTTATATCAAAGCAAGTGAAGGTTGACTTTGTTACCTTGTGCTTATGGACTGTTCGGCAATATGCCTTTCCTTTTACTACTACTTTTTCCTGAACATCATCCCACCAAGTAATGTTGTAAACCTCATCTCCAATCTTACAAGGCAATTTCACAAGTCTGCCCTGTTCCTCTAAGTCCTCATAATCTGCTAATTTCTGTAACACATTATGACGATTGTTTTCCCATTCGATAGGTTCTCCACTAGGTGTAGCATATACACCTGTTCCGTTAGCACTTCTTCTTGTTAATCTCTCCATTTCTGCTCCTTTCTAAAACGGACATTCGCTAGGATTTTTCAAATCCCAACTTTTCCCTGCAACCGCGACGTCTACATTTGCCCCATAAGCAACTTTCTTCATCTTCTCGATAAAACTATCTTTATCAGAATTTTCACTTGATAGATGGCACATTATGACGTTCTGCAAACTATCTGAATAATTCGCCTTAACAAAATCACAAGCTGTGTCAATTGATAAGTGACCTCTGAAAACGTGATTAGCTTTGCCTGTATCTCTGTCGATTAAATCCTTGTCATAATTCACACCTAAGAGGATATGATTTATGCCTTTAAACTTCCATTTGACAACCTCGCAATCGGTAATGTAAAGCATTTTCCCCATTTCCTTGTGAGTAATCAGAAAGCCGTATATCGGGCAAGGTTCGCCATTTGCGTCTGTATGTGTCCAATTTCCGTCTATTGTCGTTAAATCAAAAGGCTTTACTGTAAATTCACCCATATTTATTGGTTTACAACTATCGCCTAAATATGGGGCAAGTATCTGTATTCCCATAGCTTCAAAATCTTCTACTGACTTGCTATGGTCTAGGTGCTTATGGGTGCATAACACACCCACAACATCTTTGACATTCCAATCTAAGCCTTTTTTAATTTCCTTAATCGGTATTCCACAATCAAGGATAAGTGTTTCTCCACTGTCGGAAGTTAAGGTGTAGCAATTTCCTGTACTTCCTGTTGCAATACATTTAAGCTTCATTCCTTAATTTCTCCGCATCTTCTCTTAACATTATTTTGAATTTTCCACCACACTCACAAACAGCTTTTGCGTCATAAACATTCCAATTTTCATTAGAACGTGATTCATCTTTTTGCTGTGGCTTTCCGCACAATTCGCACGCAATTATTATTGGATTTTGTTTCATATTTACACCTCGATTTCATCATCCTGTGGGAACTGGAAGTACTCTGTTGTAGCTTTCCGAAATTGTTCCTCACTCAAAATACTCTGCACTTCTTCAAAACGCTTTGAACTGGCTGTGCAATGATAAAACACATTATTTTCATACACTTTTCTAAGCATTTCCATAGCCTTAATTGCCTTTGCTTCGGTGGAATAAGTTGCAATAAGACTGTTCAGAAACACTTCCGGTGGTTCTGCGACATTTTTAACCGCAACAATTCCATAACCCCCACCATTATTTAATATTGAAAAAACAAAATTTTCATAAGGAACATCTATTGTTCCGTCTTGTGAAATTACTCTCATACTCAATCCCCCTATTCTGCCTGCATAAATGGTGGTAATGTGCTATCTTCTGCCTGTTCTTCGGTTGCTTCCGTGGCTGTACCCTCGATAATGTCTGTTTCGTCAAAATCAACGCTATTTGCATTTTCTTTAATCTCATCAGCAACAACCTTTTCTGTATCAAGTTTCACATCTGATATATTCTGAAATTCTTCCTGCGCATATAACCCTTGAAATCTATCTGGAAATGCTTCTCTTAAAGCCTGTACAACAGCTACTTTTCTAATCATTGTGGCTGGCTTTTTCGCCCATTGGCTGTTAAGCGAACCATCTTTTTTTCTTCCTGCATACTCATCAAAACCTACCGACTGATACTCGTCCTCTTTTCCGTCAATAAAGATTTTTGCCCAGCCACCTACGATAGTTTCGTTAGGTAAAACCATTGTTCCCTCTCGCTCTTCAACAGCTCCGTCCTTTTTAATTACAACAATTCCTGCTTTCTTTCCCTTATATCGTGGGTCTGCATTGGCTCTCTTTGTAAAAACATCTTTTCCAGTAACTATTGTGGCTGGGTCGTTGCTTCCATACTTAATAAGGTATGCTTCTCTCAAAAACGGATTTAAGTGCTGGTATCTGCATAATGACATAAACATCATTACTTCTCCGTCAGATACATTACCGCCGCCATTTACAAGGTATCTTCTTATCATTGTTGGAGAAATTTTTACCATTTCTCCATTTGATTCATATTCAACTAACTGTGTATTCTCTGCCATAATTATTCCTCACTTTCTTCACTTAAAATCTGTCCGACAATCTGTCTTAATTCATCACTAACCCTATCCACAGTCCAAAAATCCGCAGTATCAAATGCGTGAGCGCAATCAAATCCGATATACCACTTATCTTTATTATCAATTTCAAGTGGACTAGGTGCTTCTTTGTTTGCATATGTAATACCGCCGTGGCAATCTATTTTTGCTGTATTGATAGGCAACCTCTTAGAAACCTGCACATATCCACATCTGTAACAGCTGTCGCCCATGTGCCGCATTATCACATAACAGTTAAAGCCATTGAAATTGAATGAGCGTTCTAATATAGAAGTCATATTATCCCTCAACAATCTCTAATTTCTCACTATCATTGACAATCAGCATAATCAACTGACTATCCACCATTTCAGCAATCCTTTTCTGATTTGCTTTATCTAAGTTTTCCGTGTCATCAAGAATGACTGGCACTGATATACCACTAATCTTCTGAATAGAGTTACAAATATCTACTCTGCCTAAAATCCTGTTACCCTTGTTGCTCATAGTTGTTAAGATACTCTTTCCGTCAACTGTAGGTATGCAACAGCTCTTGTAATTGCCGTTCTTAGCATATTCAAACAACTGCCACTTAACCAAACCGAAATGACTATTTACTGCTTCTGTCAAGGCTTCATTCTTTGCTTTGTCTAGTTCATCAAGTAAATCAAGAATCTTCTCGGCATTAGCTTTATTCTGTTCAGAATCAGTCCTTATCTGCCTTAATTCTTCAAGTCGCTGTTCATCTGCTGCCGTATCAGACTTTGCAATCTGGCTTTCACATTCTGCTAACTGCTGCCTTAAAGCTGTTTCCTGTGACTTTAATTCTGCCTTAATCGCCGAAATATCATTAGCCTTGTGCATAGCTTCTTCTTTTTCTGCTATCTTCTGTTCAAGTGCCTTGTATTCCTCGGTGGCTGATATATCAATCTCCTGTGGAAGTTCTGATAACTGCTTTTCAAGGTCTGCAACTTCTTTTTCCAGCTTCTTCTGATTGGCAATATTGTCTTTGTTACATTCCTCTAACTTAGATATCATATCTCTTGCATTATCAATGTCTGCTTTAACTTCTAATCCATCCTTTTCAACCTTTGCCAGCCTATCAGCTTTTGTCTTTTCAAATGAACTTCTAAGGCTTTCAATTTCTTCTGTTGGCAGTTCTCTATGACAAGTAGGGCAAACTGCTGTATTCTCGTCAAACTTTTCTTTTTTAATCTTATTCCAAACATCAGCAAGTCTATTTCTTTCTCTTGTGCCACTCTCAATATCGTTCTGATAGCCGTATATTTCAGAATTATTCTTCTGAATAGTATCAGCTATGTTGAAAAGATAATCTTTCTTTTCAGAAATCTTGTTCTCAATCTCTCTTCTAGCCTTAACATTTTCTTCATTGGCTTTGCGTGACATATCACTAAGCTCAAACTTTAAGTTAAGAATATCCGAACTAGCCTTGTCATATTCAGCCATCAGCTTATCATTGTCGGTCTGTTTTGCTATGCAGTCCTCAATCTGTTCTTTAAGGCTGTTCTTCTGTAATTCAAGGTCAGATACTTCAATAGCCTGTTTAAGCTGCACATCACGCTCTTTCTCTTCAATCTGCCCTTTTAACTTTTCGGCATTATCATCAACATCTTTTTTGATTTCATTGTTCATAGCACGTATTTCTTCGCATGTGTATTTTTCAAGAAGTGGTACTAATTCAGCAAGTTCGCTTTTAGACTTTGCCATATCAAGGTCGGTTGTTTTCTTTGCTAAACTGAAAAGATATTCTCTCATTTCCTTTGGCTTCTGCGTAAGAAATACATTGATATTGCTACACATTTTTAAAATATTCATATTAACATCAAGATATTCATTGAATGCCTTTAATGTCTTTGGCACGCTATTGATGTAATATGAGTTAGTATCGCTTACAGTTGTCACAACAACGCCGTCCTTTACAGTTTCCCCATAAGTACGCTTCTGCACTTTCTTCATAGTTATTTCTTTTCCGTCAACATCAAGTGTAAGTTCAACGCTTGTGTCCATATCATCAACGGATTTTCCGTCAACTTCTCGTCTGACAACTGGATTATCCTTTAACTCATAATCACAGTTAAACAAGCACCACAAGTAAGCTGTGGCAATAGTCGACTTGCCCTTGCCATTCTTAGCCATAATCTTTGTAATGGCATAAAAATCAAATTCTGCGTGTGCGTAGCACATAAAGTTTTCAAGTGCTATCCTTTTTAAAGTTGCTCTCATAAACAATATCCTTTCCTTATTTATATATTCATAACAAATACACCATCTTCAACTTGGAAGTTATCAATCTCCCTATCCGCATAGGCTGAATACTTAGCTTCCTCAAACGAACCATTAAATACTGTTCCGTATTGCGGTGTCCATATCTGGCATACCACATCTTCATCAATAGCCATACTTGCTAAATCTCTAACTGTAATATCACTATGCATTGGCTTCACCCTCCTCTGCGTAATCAATTCTGCTTACTGATACTTCATAAGCAACCCTTGTTTCAATCTCATTGTCACTTATCTTCTTAGCGTACTCTCTGCTCTGGAATCTTCCCTGGATCTGAATGTGTTCTCCAACTTCAAGCCCACCTGCAAATCTCGCATTTCTTCCCCATGCTATACATGGTATGTAATCTGATTTGCCATATGGTCTGTTTACTGCTACTAAGATATCCGCAATCTCTCTGCCCTTTGGAGTACATCTGTATATAGGTGGTTTGCATACGAAACCATCAAGTATAACTGTATTGATATTTTCTTCAAATGGTAGTTCGGTTGCGTCCTGTGCTAGTATTTCAAGTTCTCTTGCAAATACCGATAAAATCAGCTTGCTCTTCACATCATCAATATGCCTGTTGAAGCTCCTTATCTGCCCTGAAACTGTGACAACCTGTCCTACTTTGATTTCTCTGATATCAACAAGTCTGTCTGATATCATTACCGGTAATGTATCTTTGTTACCACTTGTTCTTGAACACTTGAGCATGAATACATAAAACCCCTCGCCAAGTACTTCATGTGAATATTCTGGCTCTCTCTCAACTACTCCTGCTAATGTGATATTGTTGTTATTAATTGCATTTTCCATTTCTTTCTCTCCTTACTTTAATATGTAACTTCCTATCGGTACTTTATCCATTCTTTCAATCAGATGGATTTTGCAGCTGAAAGTATAGAACTTTCTAAAATCCTTTTCTCTCATGGCTCTCTGCCTGCTTCTATTCAACTTAATGATTCTTTTTATGCTACTCATTGGCACTCTCCTCTCTGGTTCTGTAATACATTGTTGTAAGAAATCCTTTTGTTGTTAAGCAATCGTAATTCTTCCATACCTCAAGGCTATGATTTGCTGTCTTAACAGCATTTCTTACTGCACTTCCAATAGAATCCTTACTTTTGCCGTATTTCTCGGCAACTTTCTTAATCTCGCCATCTATTGCTAATGCAGAATCAAGATTGCTCATAATATCAACGATATATGCATAACCTTTTCTGTTAGAAAGAATACCTAAGTTGAATAATTCTTCTCTTATTCTTTTCTCCATAAACAAACTCCTTATCTGTAACAAAAGTACATGTTCTGCACTTTCTTATAAACGCCGCTACCTTGCTTAAATTCAGCTTGATACAACACATTGCTAGGTATGTCATATCCGCTTATTAATAATTCTTCTGCTATTCTCCAACACCTTTCTGTTGGTTCTTTATAGAATCCGCTGTTTTTAAGTTCTGTACATTGATATTGCCCTGACTGATAGATAACTTCTTCAATGCTGTTGGGGAAATACTCACTTTGTACTCGGTTCAAAACAACGGCTCCTGCAAGATATAGCATTTCATCATCGTTGCATGTCGCTCCGCATTCGCCCATCAGTAAATGTGCCATAAGCGACAGCTCATATTCATCAACACTTATCTCTCCAGTTTCAACCTTATAAACAACATGTGAGTTGTAGCATTCACTTAACACTGCGCTCTGCTGATTAATCTCAGCCTGCGGTTGTACCGGTCTTAGAATCAACGCTATAAGGCTAATTCCTACCAGTGTCGCGGATATGTTAATTATCTTTTCTTTCATATCTTCTCCTACATGTTTGTATCATGTACCACTTCGGCAAGTGCTATTGGCAACAAATATGTGTCGATGAATTCATGTACATCAGCCAAGTATTTTCTTTTGATACTCTTGTATGTCGCCACGCACCCGAATTCGCGTTTTAACTGCTTGTATATATCAGAATATACTGAACCGCGAATACCACCGTCTTTGTACGCATTGCTGTCCTTTCCGCCAAGTACTTCAATTCCTTTCTTTCTAACATGTTTCTGCACTTCTTCAATCTCACAGCCGTAAAGCGGAGTTTCTTCTTCGATACTGGTTATCTTATCTTCAACCTTATCAACTCTCTCTATGAGTTCTGTGTTGCCCTGCGCTAATAATCTAATCTGTTCAGATGTTGTCAAAGGCTTACTGTAACTTCCTGTCTTTCTGATTGACGGAAGGACTTCTGATGTAACCCATTCTGTAAATCTTTCTGCACTCTCTTTTCTGCTCTGAAAGATTGTTTTGTAAAGATTACTTTCGTCAATAAAAATCATCTTCTGTTTGCCACCATTTGTAAGGGTATCGGTAGTAACTATGCCCTTTTGTCTTAATCTGCTTTTACAATCAGAAACATTTTTGATTTCTAGCACTCTGCATATATCAGCCAAGCAAAACATAGGCTCATCATTTACTACTGCTGTTCGGACTTCTCCAAACTCTTCATTATTGAAAATTTGTAAATCGTTCATGTTTACTCCTTTCTGCCGTTGCCACATTTCTTATCACTTTTTTCTGCCATATTCTCAACTTTTCCAAGAATATAACCCTTGTCGAAATCCGACATCTTAGGAATTGCTTCTTTTAGTTTCTCAACTACTTCCTTTTCCTTTTCACTCATTTAATTCACTTCCTTTCTGTGATATAATTCCTTAAAAACTAAGGAGAATTATTATGCGATACGAACCTACACATCCCAATATGGATGACTTATTCCCACAATCCACAATACCCAAAATGCCTACATATGAAAAAGGCAAATCTCCATATGAACTTATGGAAAGTCAATCCGCCTATCTTGAAAAGACAAGCAAAGAACTTCACGATATGGCTCAATCCGCTAAATCCCAAGCTGATTCAGCTAAGGAAATTGCTAAAAGTTCCAAAACACAAGCTGATGTTGCGTTAAAAACATCAAGTAAAGCTGATGTTAAAGGCTGGATTTCTGTGATTGTTTCTATCATCTGTGCTTTAATGGAATTTGCTGTACATCATTCAGAAATAATTGATTTTGTCAAAACTTTGGTAAAATAAAATGGCAAAAAATCTGAAACAGCAAAACAAATATTGATAGCACTAATGCAACATCTGAAACAGACGGTTTCTTCATTTTTTCATCTCCTTTCTGTTCATCTGATGTACACATACTAGCACATCTAATATACAATGTCAACACTTTTTGTTGACTTAATGTACATTTTATATTATTATACTTTTTAAGAAAGGAGGAGCTACTTATGAATGAGAGAATTAAAAGAATCAGAAATAGCCTAAACATAAGTCAAACTGATTTTGCTCAAAAACTATCTATATCCCGTTCTGCTGTTTGCAAAATGGAAAGCGGAGAAAATTATCCGTCAGAACAGACAATAAAGCTGATGTGTGGTGAATTTTCTGTTAATGAAGAATGGCTGCGAACTGGCAAGGGAGAAATGTTTATAGAGAAATCCAAAGATGAACAGATTGCTGAAATGTTAGCTGATATTCAGACAGGCGGTGAAGATACTTTTAAGCACAGGCTTGTATCTGCATTGTCTAAGCTGAATAAAGAAGATTGGGAAAGCTTGGAAAAACTGATTGACTTGATAAATAAGGAGTGATAATATAGTAATCAGGGAAAAGCCTAAAATAAGCTTAAAGGGAAGTGCTCTCAAAATATGTTTCTCGACAATTCATATTTGACGCTCAACTCTAAAAAGACCGAGGAATTTACCTTCGGTCTTTTTCTTTTACTTTAAAAGTGCTTTAATGTAGCTGTATATTGTTTTTAGCCAATGATTATTATTGCAATTATTGATTAATTCGATAATCTTTTGTCTGTATTCCTCATTCTCCATATATCCCCCTTATTGCACGATATAACACTGGTAGCGATGGTGTTATTATAGAACATCTGTTCTTGTATGTCAATCTACCCCCAGTAGATTAACAGTTTTCAGCGGTGACACTGCCAACGCCAATCAAACAGTGCCACCTAGCCGAAACTTGAAGATTCTGCCCGAACTCTCTCGGACAATTATTATTATAAATACTGATAATGTAAAAATCAACTTAAAGATATCGCAAGTTTCGACAACATTCGACAAATTATGCATAGTGTGATATGATTAGTAAAATTAAATTTAGGGGGATTTGCTTATGAAAGAGAGAATTGTAAGCATTATGCTTGTTATGTGCTTACTGAGCCTTGTAGCGTGCCAAAATGGTGCTTCTGATAGTAATGTTGAAAGTGCCAGTGAAGTCCAGACAAAACAAGAAACATTATTATCAAGAGACAAGAGTGTATATCCTGATGATATAACTGTTGAAATGCTCAAGCGTACACCTAATAAGTATATTGATAAAGAATTCAAGTTGACAGGCAATATTGTAGCAGAATTAAAATATGATGGGGAGGTCGAAGATAAAGACGGAAATACACATACTGGCGAAGAATCCAGCGAATATATTGCTTGCTATTATTTAGCTGTTGATGGCAATAATGATGATACTGTTGTTTTGACATATTATAGAGACGATTTTGATTATAATTTGCTTGTTGGCGACAATGTGACAATGTATGGAACACTTCTTGAGGGTGGAATGGAATTTAAGAAAACAAACGGAACTATAACGACCATTCCTGCTGTTATGGCTGTTATGATAGATTTGAATAATTAAAATATTACCGGGAGCATTGCACTCCCGGTATTTTTATTAAGATTACACTAATTCGCAATCAGTTACATTGACTGCTGCGAATAATTCTCCGTCATGCACAAGTACAACTCTGTCGCCACTTCTTTCTGATACTGTATACTCATCAAACCAAGCTTTGATAGGTGTACCGTCATAATCAGTATCGCCAACAAATCTCACTGTGCTACCCTCTTCAATATCTTCACTGAATGGGATATCTGTAGGTGCATCATCAGAACTTCCTCCGCCGACAAATTCAAGATTAGCAATATTGACAGCGGCTGTGATTGTTGTGCCGATACCTATAACAATTCTGTCTCCGTCCTCTTCAATTACATCATATTCATCATAGTACACACTAAATCTGTTGCCGTCATAATCAATGTTATCAAGCACTCTGACTTTTTTGCTGTTGCCGCGGTTTACTGTATCTGTGTTGATATCATTGTCATTGTCATAAATGCACTTAACAAGGCTGATGTTATCCTCGTCAATAGCAGCAGTAGTTACGCCGTCAATACCGATAACAACTCTTCTGCCACTGGCTGATAAGACACTGTACTCATCATAGTAAGTGCTGAATGGCTCGCCATTATCGTACTGAATAGCGTTAATAACCTTAACTGTATCGCCCTTATGGTATTTAGTGTCTGGTACTGGCTCATAGTCTGGCACTGTGATTTCTTCAACGACATGGTCTGTGCAATAATCAGTGTAACAATAGTTCTGGTCTACTGTCTGTCCGTTAATCTGTGTGTCTCTAAGATAATTAACACTTCCGCCAAACTGCCACATATCATAATCAGCAGCAATTCTAGGTTCTGCATCTGAATACTTTGCTACCCAAACGGCATAACCAGCTTCTTTTACTCTTGAAATATCTACATAATTGTTAATACAGTTCTCATATGAGTATAAGCCGACATTCTTATATCCTGCATTTCTCATTTCATCAAGAAACGCCATAATAATGTCTGTAAGGTCGTCGCCAGTAACCATGCCTGCTTCAACATCATAAAACACTGGATAACAAAATGATTTGCCTGCTAAAAGCTGTGCAAAATATCGGGCTTCATTTACAGCTTCATCATTGCTTAATGCGTTACCGAAGAAATAGGCTCCTTTGTGGATTCCTGCACTTTCCAACTTGTTATAGCTGTTCTCAAATTCTCTATCTTCGTATAAGCCATCATCAGCACCGCCTGCCTTGATGATTGCAAAGTCTACACCCTCATTATCCTTTGCACTTTTGAAATCAAAGTCTCCCTGCCATCTTGATGTGTCAATTCCGAATAATTTACTCATAAATTTACCTCCTAAATTTAGAAAAATGTGTATCAAAAAAGCACCCCAGTGTTTCCACTAAGGTGCTTTTGTGCGAATATTATATTGTTAATGTTATGTGGCACTGCCAACCTTGTGAATTGCTTCTTGCAGTTCGTCATGTTCGATAAGGAAATACCTTACATCTTCTTTTGTAATTTTTGTCAATACCTTATGTCTTATTTTCATTCTACAACTAAACAGTGATAATATTAAATACGACGGTGCAATTACTAAGGCAATATCTGAAACTTAACTAAATATAAGCGAACCTGTAATATAATCGCCTTTCTTAAATTCGGTGGTTGCCCATACTCCTTTATTACCATCTTTTGTATAATATCGAGCAAAAGCATAATTCTGGTTTGCAGAGCTATATAACAATGTTGTTCCATATCCGACCAATTTATATCGAACTACACCTGTGGCATCATAAGGAGTATAATTACTTTCCAATACTTTACTAAAGCTAATACCCATATTTTCAAGAACTGTTTCTATGTCATAATATCCTGTAAAATTATTCTGTGTAGAATCTTGTGTTTCAATTTTGGAGGCATAGTATAAAATCCCTGTTTTGGTAGATTTATTATAATAGCAATAATTATAGCCATAACCTTCAAGAGTACCATTTATACTTGCAATATTTTTGCAAAAAGAGTTTTTAACGTCAATATTGCTGTTTAATTGTGTAATCTCGTCACGAATATTGCTAATCATGTCATTGTTATTCTTAATTCCTGCGTCCATTATATTTAAGTTTGCTGCACTAAGCGGAGTGCTTTTACTTGGAGATTGTTGCCAGTTTACACGGCTGTACGAAAGAAATCCAGTTAAGCTCATAATTTACCTCCTAAAAAATAAGCGTGTGGGCTTAAACCCACACTCTCTGATGATTTACTCTGTTATTGTATCTGTCGTATCTGAACCGATTGTCTGCTGTTCATTCTTTAACAGCTTATTGACTTCCGATTTAAAATTCTCATAATCATTATCGCATTGTGTCTGATTTGCAAGGTATAATTCCTTGTTAGTGATTGTCTGGCTAATTGTCAATGAACCAGTTTCTGGCACAGCCGCATACATTGTCATAGCTGATTGACCGTTAATTACTGATGTTCCGCTTAAATTTGTTGTCTTTGTTATACTTAACATATTGTTTTCCTTTCTACCGCTGTGCGGATTTAGTACCAATTTTTTTCTGCCAAATCCCATGTAGCGACAGCTACATCGTCAACGTATATAGTTAAAACGCTTCCGCTCCAATCAAATGTTACTGGATTTCTCATAGACAAAGCAGGTCGCATATAGTTTTTAAGTGAAGGGTGGTATAGCTTAACATTTAAGTAGTCATTAAAAACACATTCGCTTCTACTTAGTATCCATTTCGTTCCTGAACCATCATCGTTTGACATTTCAATGTAGTGTCCCTGTATCTGTAAAAATGCCCCTGTACTGCTTTTCATAAGGTATTCACCACCAATAATAGTAGTGGTCATTGTAATACCTCCGTCAGTTACATTTACATTTTTAAAGGTGCCTTCTAAATCAGCATCAACAGCTTTTAGCTTCTTACAGTCTATCGAGCCATCTGCTGAAATAGTTGTATTAGTAGATGTAAGCGTGAACAGATTACCATTGATATTAACAGATTTATTACCGGTTATATTAATTGTTCCACTTGCATTAAGTGTTATATCATCTGCAATAGCTTCAATTGCGGATTTAAGCTCATCACTTGTTGGGTCTTTCTTAATGTATGCTTCAAGGCTTGCTGATGTGGCATAACTTTCAAGGCTCTTCTTAGTGGCATAATTATTAGAAACTTCTAACTTTATACTATTGCTTTCCTTGGTTATCGCTTGTGTTATAGCATTGTTCATAGCTTCTGTAGTGCTATAGCCTGTAAGAGCATTCTTTGTTACATAAGTTGTAGAAATTTCACTCTTGATACTATTGCTCTCTGCATTAACTGCTTGTGTAATAGCGTTATTAACTTGTACAGTGGTGCTATAATTGTCTCTTATATCAATCTGCGTCTTACTTAATTCAGAGCTGATTGTATTAAGATTCAACTTTAACGCGGCATTTTGATTAAGAAGATAGGCGATTTCGGTTGAAGATATTTCTTTCCAACCGTGCGTTCCGTCTATTTTTTTTATCCAACGCCACGCTCTGTTCTGTGCTTCCCAATACGCTATAATGCCTACGTAATTATCATATTCTGCTTCTGTGTATTCCCATGTGCTATCACTAGGGTATCTATCATCGCTTGGATATATAGGTACACTCCACTCATTAGCTGGATAATTATCCTTAGTCGGCTCGTATGTCACCTGATATATCTTGAAATCATCATTGAGTTGCTTGTAAACATCTCCTATTTGCACACCAAAGCTATCAAGCGTACTTGTAACTGTGTTGAATTTGCTTTCGATAGACTCTCCATTGCGAATATCAGTCCACCACAACTTTTGGTCAATAAAATCTTTAGATTGCTTAATAGCCGAACCCCATAATGTAGAATTGCCGCCAACGGTTGTCTGAATACTCTTGAATACGCTATCAAGGGTTTGCTGTTCACTATCAACATATATCTTCGTTGAATTAAGCGTGTGTGAACCATCATTGTTGATAACATTGAACAGCGATTCTATATTCAACTTGCTTGCGGCAATATCAGCATTATCCTTAACCATATCATCACGGATAACCTGTCGTTGAATACCTTTGTCTGTTAATCCAATAGCGTCAAACATCAAATTGCCTGATTTATCCCAGATATACATGTTGTAATCTGAATTAGCGTCTTTACCTATTTGAACCCTAACCCTATTGCTGTCAGATATTTGAATTGTATTGTCTTTCCACTGTGACTTGCCATCTTCGCTGTGAACAAGTACATTAGTAGTATTAATGTCAAGTGCTGTGATTTTGCTTGCGTCAAGACTATCAATCATTGCTGACTTAATCTGCGCTTCTCCCAAAACAGCAATAACAGAATTAGAGAAATCCGTTGTTATTGTTGTTCCTGTTGCTGAACCGAATATTAATGTCTTGATATCAGCTACACTTGCGTCAAGTATGCCAACTTTCTCATAATCTACTTTAAGATTTGCAATGTCCGCATTAACAGCCTTAAGGCTTTTCACATTAGCATTAATGATATCTGCATATGTTGCATCTAGTTTATTTGTTTTAAGGTTGTCAATATCAGCATTAACAGCCTTTAACGTTTCAATGCTTGCGTATCTGATATCAGCTTCATCAACAGATAGTTTATTAATAAGCGCTTTATTTACAAGTATCAAGTCGGCATAGTACCGTTCCATCTGCTTAGTAATAGGACCAGAAGCAACGCTTGTATTCTCCGTGTCAGATTGACCTATAGATGTAACTGTATCCATTAAGCCGCCGTCACATTCGTGCGTAATCTGCATTATAGGCACTTTGTAGTCAACGCCACCTTTGTTGACAGTTATAATGTCACCAACTTCTAGTCGGTAATCACCGACAAACTTAACTGTAAGCGGTCTGAATTGAAAGCCACCTATCTTTTTATAGACTTCATCAAGAATTGCTTGTGTCATAAACGGATTGGCAAAACTAAGCCCTGTTGCACCACTACCGCTAGTGATTGTGCTAGTTTCCTTATCGCCGGACTTTGTGTTATTACAAGTCAGTTTTTGTATGATGAAATCCTTAGATGTTGTAAATGTAACGCCCTGCTGATAATACTTATGTCCGTCAAGTACATAACCACTATCTTTATACCACCTTAATTCAAGGTTTCCGTCAGAATTAATTACCGCATTACAGCCTTGTAGCATAGCCATATAACCGATAATTTCTCTATAGGTATATCCTTGTGGTTTGTCGCTGATAGTATGTGCTGTGACTATATTTGCTGCCAAAGATATACCTAGCTTACCACATATCTCATTAAGAATAGCTTTATCTGTACTAGGAAATGTCATGTCCGAGAAGTAAGGCATATCAGCCTTGTACATTCTGTCGTATGCTTCATAGCTTGTGTATTCTCCGTCGCTTGTCTGCTTAGTAACTGTAAATATTCCCAACTTAATATACTTAATTTCTGTGCCAACCTTAACGCCCTCGAATATAGTAATTTCCTTATTTTCAAGGCTTACTGTTGGCATATAAATAGAAAAGGTAACACTGCTTGCACAAGTGTTACCTATCGTAATTTCGTTATTGGGATTTATCATGTTTTGAAACTTGAAATTGTTAAGTGTATCGGTATGTTCTTCTCCATCAACAACATACTTAGAATAGTATCTTGCACTATTTCCCTTAACAATTTCCGTCATAGCTGTGTCTAATATCTTCATTCTACACCGCCTTTATTGATTAATTAATGGCTTATCATAAACTCGATTGAGTATAATTTAGCTGGTGTAATTTCTTCGCATTTATCGAATGCGTCCATAGGAAGCATTGTCATGTCAGGCACTTCAATCTCTTGCTCATTGATTTCTTGCAATTCTTCCTGTAACTTCTTTAAGTTCTCTGATGTAATCTGATACTGATTATCATTGACAACTGGATTGCCGCTGTCGTCCTTGTCTGCATACTTAACCTTAGTGTCTTCTATGGTCTGTAATGTTGCCTTGTACAGCTCTTCTAATGCCTTAATATTGCACATAACAGCCATAGCAATTCTGCCTGTAGTCTTGTCGTGCGATATGTTACTTAAGCTCTGAAATCTGTCTATTAACTCACTTGTTTTAAGTTTCATGTGGAACTCTCCTTTATTTTTGAATTAAACTTAATTTTGCTCCGACTATTAGTCCGTCCTCATTCTTCGCCCTTGTAAGATACGGATATGTTACATCTCCTGTGTATATTGTCATTTCCTTTTGTGTACCACCTAAAAATAAGACTTGTGCTGTTGGGAATGGGTTATCTACGTCGCTGACTACATTATCAAGTAATAGTGCCTGTTCACCTGTTAATGGCGGTAATTGAAGCTCTACTTTGTCTTTGATATCCACGATTGTTCCTACCATTTCTCCATAATCATTTCTTCCTGTATTTTTAGACCATATCTTATTCCTACTGTATGTGTAGCCGTTATATGCTACTGGGAATCTAACCCCCTCAATCACAACTGCGTCAATCAATCAAACCACCCCTTTCAAGGCATTAAAAAAGGAATGCACCATTTCTGATACATTCCTTAGTGTGGTTACAAATTTCTTGCAACCATTATATTTATTTCTGTTTGAGCCATTCTAATATTCTCAAGAAAATCTATGCAACTTCATTGAATAATTGCAGTATAAATTCTCTTCCAAGCTGTGTTATTCTCCTGTGATAAATAACCTTACCATTGTCGAGGATTTCTTGCTTAATTTCTTCATATCCCATACTGCTGTATGGTGAGTAAAGAACCCAAGTTCCATTGACACTGTATTGAATTTTTTTATCAGCAAGTAACTTGTTAAGTTGAATGGCAGATTTCAGATTCAGTTCCTTAGCAATCTCTGTCATTGTATATGTCTTATTGACATGTGTTAAGATAGCATTCTTTCTTTCTGCTTCAACTCTTGCTTGTCTTTCCTGTTTTAACTTTGTTAATAATTCTATTCCAAAGTCTGGATTATTCAGTATTTCATCAATAACATTATCAGTAGCATATATTCCATTCTTGCGAATTGACGGAATAATCTCATCAGCCACTAATGCTTGAAATTTCTCTGCTGTTTCATTTTTGGCTTTCATTGCTAGTCTGTAGAAGATGTTTTCTGGGATAAAATCGTCTTTCCCCAGCTTGTTGGGGAAACCAATATCCTCTAAATATCTGTTGATTGTTTCCCAACGAATAGATATATATTCCACTCCGTTTTTCTTTTGGGTTTGAGTAAACCCAAGTCCTCTAGCAACATTTTCCAATCTTAAGTACGCAACGCCATTCTGCTCATAGCAGTCTACGCCGCAAATATTCTTAGTGTTCATAGGTACTTTAATCTCATTGTGAGAACTATCTTTTGTAGTTGGATAATTATAACTCATTATTTTACCTCCTACAAAAATTTATCATTTGCTCTAAACAGAATCTATTGCGTAGTGGGAGTATATGCCCACAATGCCTCACGCAATAATATTATGCCACTTCCTTTGTAGCCTTGTCCTGTTCCTTTAAATTAAAATTATTAACATTGTCCTGAATGGTTTCTATCTGCTGCAAAACTCCCATAAGAACATATGAAACTCTTTCGTTTTCCATATTTGCTAAAACTTCTGTTACTGTTGCGTGCGCAATTTCTGACGCTATGTCAATATTTGTTACGATTTCTACATTACTCATTTGTTTTTCCTCCGAAAATAATCTTGAATTTTCCGAAAGAAACTGATATGATAGATTTATCAATTCCTTTCGGATTGGTGCTTTTAAAGCGTTGTGTTCGTTGGTAGCGGTGCAACGCTTTATTTTTTTTGCCCTTTTACTTTTTCAATGCCTTTTTTAATCAAATCAAGTATTGTATATCCGCTTTTATCAGAAAAATTCATTATTTCTTCCTTTTCCTCTTTGGTGACACGAATATATATTCTTTCATTTTTAGGATTGTCGAGTTTAGGTCTACCTTTTTTATTGGACATATACTCACCTCTTTTCTGTCCGCACATTTAATATAAACCGTACGCACAAAAAAGTCAAGCACTTTTTCAATAAAAAATGGAACGCACCGAAAGATACGCTCCATTAAATAATTTATTCAAGTGTTAATGTCTTTTTAATAAGTTTTTTATCAATAAATGACGAATGGGCTTCCACCTCTAAATCTACATTACTTCTATCATTTAAAATAAACGCTTCTGCAATTGTAATAGTCGTGTTTGGCTGTATTTCTTTCATAATATTATCTTCCTCTTCGACAACTTTGAGTAAAGGATAATCCAATTCTACGCCATTTTGAAAACAATTTATGTCATAATTATATGCAGCTCTGGTATTGTCTTTAGAATTATTAGTGAAATCAAAATAAACAATAAGTATATCTTTTTCATTATTATTTATAATTTCATGCTTAAGATACTTAAATTCCGTATTGTTATAAGTGGCATTATCACTGCTTTTTTCTGTTGTGGTATTAGTGTTTTCTGTCTTTGTATCGGTACTTCTATTGCCGTAAACTATTATCAAGACTAAGACAAAAGCTATTGCCAAACCGATGTAAAGTTTCTTTTTCTTTTTCATATTGCGTTACCCCTTTGCTTTTTATATAGCAAAAGAATAACACAATACATTTATCTTATCAATATGGAAAAGCCGCTTGTCCTGTCATATTAGTATAGTTATTAGCTTTATCTTGTACCATTGTAAACAGCTTATCTGCGTCACCTTGTAATGTTATGTTTACATTATTGTTAGCTTCTGACATAGCCGCTACAACTGCATTGTAAACCGCTGGATAAACTGCGTTGGCAATACCTGTTGTGATTTCCTGCTGATTGGCTACTGCTGTTCTTCCGTCCATAGTACCAACCATTTCAGGTCCAACTTCGTTTGCGACAAACAATTGTCCTTTGCCCGGGAATCCGCCGTTTGCATACCAATCAATACTGACTTTTGGCACTCTAGGCGGTGCAAGACTAAATTCTCCGTCAATCTTAAAGTGTGGTGTATCAATGTGTGGAAATTCAAGTCCTAAATCATTCCACCACTGCTTAAAGCTGTTCCAAGCGTTCTGTATCTTAGCTTTAAAATCTTCGATAGCCACAGAAATGCGTTGAAGTGCTGGTTTGCTATCCCACCAATCTACAATATCATCCCACTTCCCTTGAATACCTTTTTTAATTCCGTCAGCTAAGCTTTCCCATTTTTCCTTAGTAAACCACGGTTTCACATCATTGCTCCACCAAGAAACAATTGCCAGACTGTTCCACCAACCAACGATTGAATCCCATTTTTCTTGTATTCCTAATTTCATTCCGTCAACAGCGTCAACCCATGTATCTTTTTCAAACCACGGTGCAACATTATTATTCCACCAGCTAACAACAGCTGTATTGCTCCACCAATCTGAAAAACTGTTCCATTTTTCGCTTAAAGATGTTTTTACGTTGTCTCCCAGTTCTCCCCATTTCTCCTTAGTAAACCATGGTGCAACACTTGTAGTCCACCAATTTGCTATATCATCTTTATGCCCAAATGTGATAGTTTCTATCACTCCGTCAATAAAGCTAGGTAAATCTTCAAATGGTGCTTTTATAAGATATGCTAATTGGTCAAACATTGACATATCTATTTTCTCGCCTGTAAGTGCTTCATTTAGTTTATTGCCTATATTAAATCCAATAATAGCTGCACCAATGCCACCTACGATTCCTGCTCCAATAGTTAAGCCTATTTCTGTCGCTGTACCAGCTCCCATTATTACAGATAAGTCAGTAGTTAGCATAGTTTGCAGACCTTTTAATAGTCCACCTCCACCAGCAAAACTCTTTAATCCTTTCTTTATAGCACTCCAACTTAATGCGTCTGATATTCTTTCTCCTATTTTTTTGCCTAAACCGGTAAACTTCATAACTCCAAGAACTGACATGATTGTAGTTTCAACGGGTGCAGATTGAAATAGTCCTTGCCATATTTCAATAGCTGCTTTTATAGCTTCCCAGATTGCCCTGCCTACACTTGAAAGAACTTCTACCCAATCAATTCCAGCAAGATAATCTCCCATTTTTCTGCCTATTCCGTACCAGTCTACTTTATCAATGGCATCTGCAAACCAATTAAAAATTCCTGCCACAAGGTTAGATGTATCTTGTCCTGCTGCATAAAAATCTCCGATTGCAAAATCTTTGAATATCTTCCTAACAGGTTCAAGTGCTTTCTCTATCTTATCAGCCCAAGCAACAGCGGAATTCTCCATATTGGCAAATGCTTTATTCCACGCCGCTTCATAATCAGCCGCCGCCTTAGCGATATCATCTGTCAAATCAATAGTGCTACCGCCACCACCGCTTGAGCCTTTGCTTGAGCTTGTATCGTCCTGTAATTTATTTATTTCATCAAATCCCATAAGGGATAATGTAGCTTTCTTAGCTGAATCAGCTACATCTTGGTAGCCGTCTGAAATATCTTCTAAGCCGTCTGATGTGTCTTTATAGCCACTTTGTCCGAAGCTTTCAAAGTCAATCTTAACGCCCATTAAAGAAGCGAGGTTGACTAATAATCTTTTGATTGCAATAGTTACTCCGTTTACTACCGGCATAACCTTTGAAAGAATTGGGATAAATAGCTGTCCTGCTACCATTCCGACTTCTTTCATATTGTTGCTGAACTGGCGTAACATATTACTTGGGGAGTTGATTGTCAAATTTGTTATCGTATAGGCTCTTTATCCTATACTTCTTATAGTTTCCTATAAGTTCAGAGTACATTATCACCCACATCATTATGTTTGGTTTGGTGGTAGCCACTTCCACCTCATACTGCCCTATATGCAGTAGTGTCGGACACTCTTGGGAATATTATATTTATTCAATTCCTACTCGTTACGATACTCAATAGCCTATTCGCAATCTATTGAGTTATCTCGGTATTAGCATAGTTGAAAACTTTAGCCTTCACCGATTTTGCCCGATTGTCATAAGACATTTCTATTCTTATGCAACACTTGGAAGATAAGTTATATCAGCTTTCTTCCGTCTATTAGCTAAATCACCCCAAGATACCTTACTTTGGTCTAATATCGCCAACACTCTTAACTGCTGCTTTTCCATCTGTGTCATTTCTGATACAGACTTTGAAATGCCTAAGTTATAGGCATATGTTGCTAGTGTAGCATTGGTAATATCAATACCATATTTATACAATGCCCTTGATTGACCGATTAAGCCACTCTGTAAGTTCTGTGCTACTGTTGAATAGTCCACATTAAAAAGTGAGCTTATATCGCCCGCAAGCATTGTCATTGACTTTGTTATTGCTGTTGTTGCTTCACCCGTCTGTCCTAGTGAGTTAGTGACAGAGGCTAACTGTGAAGCGTACTGTGTTATCTCTTGTATGTTAAGTCCTAAGTTCTTTGCTCCGCTTTCTTCAAGTAAACCACCTTGAACATTAACTTTTAAGCCAGATAGCTTTCCAAGAGTATCATTTACTCTGCTTTGAAAACTTTCTGCATATGCCGTAGCATTATCATATCCGTACTTTTCGTAATCCTTATCCCATTCCGAACCAATCTTGCCAAACGCAACCGCTTGATAGTTGAAAGCTTCAATGTAATCTGTCGTTGACTTGATGGCTTCTATAAGTTTCTTACTGCCACGAATTACCATAAAATATGTGGCATAAAACTTACCTATTGCACTTGCTAAACTCCAACTGCTTTTGCTTGCTGTTCTAGCACTTGTAGAAACGCCATACAGCGTTTTTTGAAGTGAGTTTGAAGAAGTACCCACCTTGCTACCTTGACTAGCAAGATTAGCCAATGCGTTAGTCATTTGAATAACATTCTGGCTTACTGTTGGTGCTCTTGATAGCGTTGTCATTAAGCCATTTAAAGCATTGCCTAGCTTTGGAATGTTTACAACGGCGTTTTCTATACTCTTACTGCCTAGCTTACCAAGTGACTTTGCAAATTCTGTGACCTGTGTTGCATTTTGCGGAATAGCTGATATGCTTGCAACTGCCTTTGTGACAGCTTGAAGTGATGTAGCTGTGTTAGTTAGTGCAACTGAATCAACAGAACCTATTTTTGTGATATTTTTGGCAAGTCTTGTAAAATCTGCTGTTCCTGCGTTCATATTCTGCATAGCAGAGCCTAACTGACTAACACCACTCGCAAGGCTACTTAGTGAAGAGCCATTCACAGTTGCAAGTGATGTTGACAGCCTTGTAAGCTGATTTATCAGTTTATCGACGGAATTGATAGCTTTCGTGGCAGTACCGGTAATTTTGACTTCTAATGAATCTAATTCCACGCTTTAACCCCCTTTATAGGATTGTTGGCGGTAGTCCTCTCTTTTCAGCTCGTGCCGCCCATTTCTGTTCATTGAGTAACATTCGCTGTAACTCTTTATCGTAGGTATCTTCTTCGCTTTCTTCCGTTTTTTCTGATAAAATAGCCTGCTTCGGATATTCAATGTGTGTATCTTTACTAAATGCCGCACCAATGCCGCAAGAAATAGCCGGTATTGCATAGACAAAAAACCAGTTATACATTTCTGCATCTCGATTTTGTCTATCAATCTTTTTGCCTTTTGCGTATAGTAATAATTTTTTAGGTGTCATTTTTAGAAAGTCTGAATAACTAACGCCTAGTGAACTGGCTAAAACAAAGTATTCTTCCCATATTATTTTGTGGAAGTCTGCTTTTTCTTGTGGTCCTGTGGAACTACTGTCGGCTTCTTCTGCTCCTGTGCCGCTTCTTCCACATTGTTCGCCATTTCCTCTAACATCGTTGTTATCCCCGACAGCTCGAAAAAACCATCATCTTCCATCGCTTTCTTGATTTCTTCAAACAATGTTCTATATCCGTAACTCTTATCTGTCTTTCTTTTCTCTGTAATATATGCCCTAGTGAGTTCCTTTGCTTCATTCATAGTTACTGGGTTATTGTCAATACAGCCTGCATAAATGGCTAAAATGCAAATCTCTGGCACATCTGCTGTCATATTTGCTAAGCCGTCAAAAGAAGCCTGTGCAACACTTTTATCTGTCTGTGCAAGTAAGTAAGAACCGTTAACAACAGAAAACATTTTCTGCACAATTTCCTTGCATTCTGCTGCACCGAAGCTAAACTCAACTTTGTATTCTTTTCCGTTTACATTAATATTCATCATATTTTCCCTTTCCCCCTATGCTTTAACATAGGAAAGGGGCAGTCCGTAGACCGCCCTTTCAATCAATTGTTATTCTGTTACATCATCAAGATATGATGCGTAGTCGGCTGTTTTGGCGTTTGTGCCACCAATCGACACAGCCTTTGATTTAGTCGATTGGCTTATCATTCCCCCACCTTTGTTACTGTGAATGTGCCACCAGTGCCTTCAACAACTTGAAGCTTGTCTGTGCATTCGATAGGTGAAGTGTTAGGAACTGCTGTTACTGTCATTTCAAGTACCGAATCAGTACCAGAAACATCATTAGGTGTCGCTGTTACCTGTCCGACAAATGCGTACTTAGCAACCGCACCTAATCCGTCAGAACCATATAACTGAATAATGTCTAACTGCTTACCTTCTGCTTTGATTAAGTCCTGCAAATAAGCCTTCTCAAGGTTTCCTGTGTAAGTCTTAGCGTCAGATGTTTTGATACCCATTAAGAATGTCTGTGAATCATCTTCAAATGTTGTGCTTTCAACTGTGTTAGGTGCTGATACTGGTGCTGAAATCGACTTAGCCGCAACCATTAACTTGTATGAGCCTGCAAAACCATCTTCGCTATGTTCCTTGTAGATAACCCTAGCTTTATAACTTGTACTTGCCATTGCCTTGTCTACCTCCTAAAAATTTGCAAAAAAATAAGAGCATTTCTGCTCTTTGTTACATTAATCTGTCATTTGCCGCTATCATTCTTCTGAATCTAGCGGTACTCTTATGTACTTTATTACTGATTGAGAACTCTGGCATTGCATTGCCTTGAAATCTCATTGTCTTGAATGTATCTGTAATTATCGCCATAACCTTACGACAGTCAGACTTGTTTGTATTAGCTGTAACATCTACTTGAAATGTCGCTAACAATGCGTTAATTGTCTGTCCGTCAAGTGTTTGTCCTTGTTCTACTGCTGGCAGTAAATGAATGTATACTGTTGGGAATACTGCTTGACCGCTGTTTTCTCCCTCATTTGTTATGACTATCTTTGGATATTTCTTTTTAAGCTGTGTTAGGGTTTTAGCCTTGACAAGTGCTGTGACTGTATTTTCAAGGTCTATCGCCCAATCGTTTGCATTTGCCATTAACTAAACACCTCTCTTGCTATCTGCTTATACTGATTAATAATCTCCATTGTGGCATTATACATAGGCATTGTAGCTTTAACGCCGTGTGTGTAGTGCCATTGATTATCATTGCCTAAGTAGTACCAGCCATCTTCAAATGCGTGTATCTGCCCTGGGTATGTTCCTACACCTAAGCCAAAATCATTAGCTTTCGGATTCTCGTTACCGCTGTTGTAATAAACACCAGCTCCAAACTCAATTGCTAATAGCGTGTAAAATGGCTCTCTATCTTCTACCTCAACAGTTTTACCGGTAGCAATTAAAATAGCTTGGTAGCCATCTTGAATAGGCTTTCTGTCAACTCTCAATGTTACTGTCCTACCTAATGGGCTTTCATTAACACTCATAATTGCCGTTTTGTCGCCTAATTCTGCTAATCGTTCAACAAGCAATTCGCATTTATACTGTAAACTCTGCTTATACTGTTGTAGCTGTCTGATAGCTTCATTTATGGACTTTTCAGACAAGGATATATTAATTGTATGTCTTGCCATAATGCACCGCCTTATAGCAATTTTAAGTCCACAAAAACTTTAAATATTTTAGGCGATTGAATTGCAAACCAATCAACCATTTCTTCGTTGATAGCCCATGCACTATAAGAATATGACGAACTATCTAAACCGCTTTCGTATAAAAATGCGTGAATGATTTCATGCCTAAGAATACTTTTCTTGTAATTCTCATAATCTTGCAACTCACAATCTTCTTTTTTGTTACAAATTACAATCTCATGTGTTGAATTATCAGTGTATCCATCTCTGCATTTTCCGCTAAGCAACGAATCATCTTCTTCGTTTCTATAATGTATAAAATATTCAGTTCCTAATACATTGATTATTGTATCTTTCATTATTCACCTACTTTACAACTGCTTTAAGCATATACTTGGTTGAATATAATGCTGGTTTAATGCCTACAATGGTAAAGTCTGCCGATGTTTCATTAACAAGGCTGTCAGATGTGTATGTAGGCTTGCTATTAAGCCATATAAGGTCGCCTTTTTGGATAGGTAACATATTCCTATCCGTCAGCAAAATAGCATCAAAATCAGCCGTATCAAAGCCGTATTCCTTACTCTGTGCTTCTCCGCCGCTGAATGATATGTTTGCTTTGAAATCGACCGGCTCTGAAAAACCTGTTTTTTCTTCAAGGACTTTGGGTATCTTATTTCCCTCATCATCAAGATAAGGAATGAAGTTACCCTCTGTGTCGGTATATCCCTCATAAAGGATATTGCCGTCATCATCTCTTTCATAAATAGTTACTGTCTGCCCTTGAAGTGAATACTTCATAGCCTGCTTATTAATGTCAAGCATTGTTCTTTACCTGCTTATAAATCTGATTAACACCTGTGCTTGATAGTCCGGACACAATTCCTACTGCGATTGCATTAAGAATATCATTTGCCGGAAAGTCCGGTATTACATACATACCTATAACGCCTAAGATACCGCCTGCAACGCCTACGATTATAGGAATGTAATTATCCTTAATGTGTGGGATTACTTTAACTCCTAAGCCTATCAGATATGTAATTACAACGATTGCTACAACTGTTGTTACCGATGTTATATCCATTCTGCTATACCTCCTTATCTTCATTAAGTCGTGCTTCCAATCCGTCTATTCGGTGGTGTGCCGACTTTACACTTTCCTCAACCTTAATAATCCTGTTATCGTGAGAATTAAGTTCTTTTCTCATTTCTGTAACTTCATTCTTTATCTCTGTTGTGTTGCTTGATATTGTGTCAAGTTTCATATTTATGCGTGTATTTTCTTTTACACGCTCTGTAAGTTCTGCATTGTCAGACTTTTTGTTGTTCTTAAGATTAAATCCCAACGTAAACAGTCCGAAAAAGACGGAAAAAGCAACTGAAATAATGCTTATAATTACTGCTATTGGCATTGATATACCGCCTTTCATAATTAATAATGGCACACCGCCCACCACCCTTAATGTGTGCCGCCTGCTACCATTTGGTAACGCACAATCTTCTTTAATATTCTGTAATGCCCTATAGGCGTTATAATACTTTAGCAAACGGAAATACCCCGACAAACAAGCTATCTCTATTTCTCCAAGTTCTGTTGACACCACCCTCATTCATACTCGCCATGTAGTTCTCACCAGCTTGTGAATGGTCGTAGACAGCCAGATTAACAATAACATTCTCAAATTTCTTCAAATCTTCGGTTATCATTTCATCTGTGTAGCTGTCGGGGTAATTTCTTCTTGCTTTTACATCTTCTGTAGCCTGTTTAATGAGTTGCTCGATTATCGGATTATCTTCTTTGCTATCGAACACGACCACATCAGATGTTGTTTCATCATCATTTGTGACTGTATCAATATGAAATTGTTTAAGTCTGATTTTAGTTTGTTCTAATGTAGTGTATTCCATAATTTCAGCTCCTATAACCCTAATTTCTCAATTAACAGTTCTTTAAGTTCTGCTCCTGTAAGCTCCATTGCGTTCTCAATACCTTGTTCTAAGGCAAGTGTCTGCAAGTCCGCTGTTGGCATACGCTTAATAGCTGTCTTTGTGTAATCGCTTGTAGGTTGAGCAGGGAACTTGTCCTGCTCTTCCTCATATTTAAGCTCATCTCCATAAACAGCTTCCTGTCTTACATTATCTGCTGTTACTTCTTCGCTCTGCTTTGCGGCGTTGATTTTATGTCGTCTTAATAACATATAAACACCTCTTACTTTCCGAACTTAGCAAGAACAACCTTTGAATCGTTGCTTAAGACTGCTGTGTAATGCTCGTCGCCAGAGATAACAGTTGTCTTTGCAAGAATATCTCTGTCTGATTCAATCTCAACGCTTCTCTTCATATAGATTGTAAGTGCGTTCTCTTCCTCTGATACGCCATCTGCACCTGCTTCCTCGTTAGGGTCTTCTGCTGATACGATAACAATAGGACAAGCGTAATATTCTGTTGTAACAGCCTTTAACTTGCTACCTACCTTAATTTCCTTGCCCTTTGGCTTGAGTGTATGTGCAAGTGCTGTATCAAGATGAACATTAGTTGTATCCTCGCTTGTTGTGTCAGCTACAACATTGATTGTTCCTGTTGAATCGTCAAGCTCATACTTAACCAGCTTAACTTTCTTAGACTTAACAACCTGTGCTCCTGCGATAGAACCGATAGTGCCATTCATAATTACATTAAGTGGGTACTTGTCATTGCTCTTAAAATCATCGTCATTAAGTAATGTGGCTTCCTGTGCTGGGTTAATGAATAATATCTTTGTAAGTGATGAATCCGATTCATCATCAAATTTGCTATTAGCTGCTACAACTGCTGAATAGCTGATAGGCGCTGCTGTTCCATCGTAATCAATAGGTGCTGTGCAAAGTGCGTCATAGCTGTCATTATCAACCTTTGCAGCGATTGACATAGCAATCTGATTGATAGCTGTGCCAAGTGGGTCGCCATAACCAGATAACACTGATTCATCTGTAAGCTCTACAGCCTTACCCGCTTTCTTAACCTTTGCTTCTGTTGTAGATGTTGTAAGTACTGTTGTACCCATAGCAACACCTTCTGCAACGTCCTCTGCGTCACCAATATAAGCATACTTTGGCACAACGATTGTGCTTCCCGGTCTGCCTACAAGTGTTGTATCAACTCTTGCGATAGGTGAGAACTTAATCTTCTTTGGTAACTTAGCTGATACCATATCAGCCATTACCTGTGGGTCTACTAAATTTGCTAACTTAGTCTGTGGCATAGTTTATTTACCTCCATTTTCTACTCTGTGAACTTCTTATAAAGTTCTGGATTCTTATTTTTGAACTCCACTCTTTCATGGTAATTCATCTTGTTAAACTGTTCCTGTGTTATCGTGCTTTCTTCTCCACCGCCTGCATTAATAGCCGGTCTTGATTTAAGCCACTCTGCCTTAGCTTCTTTAACCTGTCTTTGCACTTCATTAGCAATTACAGTTGCTATAAGGCTATGGTCTGCGTCTGCAACCGCCTCAATCAAAGAATCAATATCCTTTCCATCGCCTATAACTTTCTGATAAGCATTGACAGCTTTCATATGATTAAGTTCTTTGCTCATGTTCTCGAACTTTTCAGCCTGCAACTTTTCAGCTTCCGCCTTTGCTTCCGCTTCCTGTTCTTCTGCTGTCTGCTTCGAGCGAAGTTCTTTCTTGTACTTAGCTGCTTCTGAACTGGCTTTATCGGAAGCATTCTTATACTTCTCTTTTTCAGCTCTTTCACTAGCAAGCTGCGCCATAAGTTCTTCTACGCTAGGTGTCTGCTCTTCGTTCTGTGGCTCATTGTTAGTTGTTGGTTCTGTTGTTGTGTTAATTACATCTGCCATAATTTCTTTACCTCTGCTTTCTGCGTTTTTTGTTGTTCTCTCAACTTCTTGCGATATTTGTATTGCCCTTTCTCTAGGACATATAAAAAGCCACAAGGCATTTCTACCCTGTGGCTCAATATCAATTTATTTATCAGTTCTGCTCTTATCTATAACTGGACTATTTTCTGTCTGGTCTGATAAGTCTTGCATTGTGCGGTCTTTGTTAGGCGATTGTTCGCCATCTCCGCCCTCTGCTTGGTTCTGTGTGTCTTTGTTAATTATGCTGTCTTGATATGCCTTAACCATTTCTCCGCTTCTTGCTACAACATCGTTAGGGTCATCAAAAAATGGAATTGCATCAACTGTATCTTTAAGACTAAATCCGTGGCTTATCAATGTCGCCATAGCGTTAACCTTAGTTGACATTTCATAAGTTTTTTGTCGCTTAATGTTAGGCTTTACATCTCTTGCCCTTAATTTAAGTAATGGATTACTGCTATTAACATTGTTTGACAGCTTAATAGCCGCAAGAACAACTTTTATCTCTTCCATTTTGCAGCCATCTGTAATCAGTTGTTGCTTTGCCGCCGCTGTTTCTGCTTGTGACCAGCCTGTTGCGTCCGACATTGCAACTCCTGTACTGCCACCGCTATTATCATTTCGTTGTGGTACGTTGCATTTCTGCAAGATTATCTGTCGCCTTGATTGAATGTTATTAAGCATACCTGTGTAATCATAATTAATTGCAAGTGGCTCAACTATTGGAGTTTTGCCATCTGCTGATGTATAGGTCTGCATCCATTCTCCAGATTTTGGCTTTCTTACTTTTTCAGTAATGCGTTGCGTTCCATCTTTATCAACTGTTGTTTCCTGTTCAACCGGGAAATCAACATCATTTGTATGCCATACTGCCTGTGTATTCTGTTCGACATCATTCGTAAAATCTGAAATGAGTAGGTTTAAGTTATCCATTTCAGATATTTGCCGTTCAAAACATCCCATTCTATCAAATGACCTTGTATATTCAATAATAGGGATTTTATGTAATGGGTTCTCTTCCCCACTTCTCTCTAAAAATCCCCATTTTGTTTTTCCTTTTTCTGGTCCGTTAGTGATTTTTATTCCGTCGGTAATTTCATAGCGAATATCTTTTGTAAAACAGGTGTAATATCTTGTACCGCTATGTTTGTCTTTGATATAAGTACCTGCAAGAATAACCCTCTTATCGCTATAAGCTGTTGACCTTACAACAAATGTTGTTCTTGGATCTAATACATCATATGTGAAATAGCTTTCCCCATCCTCATATTCTGTATTCACATCAATAAGGACATATCCAACACCGCCGATTTCAACATATCTTGCAAGTTCCTGTTGCTTCTGCCTTGCATTCTGTGATTCGTAGCAACTGTTTAATTCTGATATAGCTTCTGTGAGGTTAGAATCCTCATTGTCGCCGTTTTGAACTAGCGTTATAGGATTTCCCCACTTAAATCCTAAATTAAACTCTGTGACCTCGTTAGCCACATTATCACAGCATTCACAATCAATGTCTGGTCTGTAAGTCTTTGGGTTCTTCCTAACTATTGGCTGTATTCCTGCGTCATAATCAAGAAGAAACTGTATTCTGTTGGAATTAATATCATGTTCCAAAATTGCTTCACGCAAAATTGGTATTATATTGTCAGGTGTTATTTCTTTTGCGCCTGTATAAATAGCAATTCTTCCTGTCTGCATTGTCTATACCTCTAATAAAATGTCATACCGCTTGAACTTCTGTTGTCCGGTATTTCTTTAATTTGAAAATTATCATCATCGTTAGGCACATACCATATCCATTTGTGGCAATGCTTGCACGCTAATTTATGTGTTCTTGTGTCTTTGCTGTCTGCCTTAGTCAAAAACTTATGGCAGTTTGGACACATAATTGATTTATCTTTATTCATATAAAAATTCATATTTCCACCTCATTGCATAACAAAAAACACCGCTACAATTAAGTAACGGTGCCTCTGATAAGGAATATATTTATGAAAAACAGCTCTGTAATTTCTTACAGATACAGTATATCATTAGCGCAATATGACATTCTATGACATCTTTAAATATGTGTTGCCATATTTTTCTTCAAATGCTTTAAGAGCCTTTCCGTGAAGTCTGATAATTTGTCTCCATGAATATTTCATTTCTGTAGCGATAACTTCAAAAGTTTTCTTTTCGATATATCTTGAAAACAAAATATTGTAATAGTCTTCATTCTCTATACTGTCTATTTGCCCTATAATCAAGTTTTTCTTTTCAATGTATTCATCTATCATCTTGTCAAGATTGCGTTCCATTTCGTCAATCTTGGCGTATGTAGTGCCTATTTTATCTGGGTCTGATGATGATAGCACTCTTTCTTCGTTCTTTACTGCTGATATACTGCAAGAAAGTTCTCTAAGCTGTGTTATTTCTGTCAGCTTATTATTTATCATTCTGTTAAGTCTGCTGATTTGATTAAGATAATCCTTGGTTGTCATAATAGATTAACCCCCTATATTGGACTTGACATTATTACTGTCTGCTTTATCCTATTTCCTTTTGTCATTCTTAACGCAAAGTTTGAGAAGACATCTGGAACATCATCTAATTGTTTCTTGCCAGATACTGAATACTGCTTTAATAATGACATCATTACTCCGTATGGCTCATTAGGCTTATAAAGTGATGAGTCTTTAAAAATAACATGTTGTAAAATCCAGTTAGAACATTGAAATATTCTTGCTTCCTTATTCGTTTCAGTTGGTGTATCAGTAATGTTACATATCCAGCCTACACTCTCAACACGCTTATTGACTTCCATTGCCACTCTATCGCCGCCGGCGTTACGCTCAAACTCACATTCCTGCACCTTGTTATTTACAAGCACTCCTGCGGAATTTCTATATTGTTCTTCATAATCTGCTGTGTTATCGCATACGCAATCAATACAATAATAATCTTCTCCGTATTTCTGTAATACAGGCAATACAAAATAGTCTGTGCCTTTTCCTTTTGTATCGCATTGAGCTGTAATAATTTCCGGTTCGCCATGTGGCAGATTGAAATATCTGCGGATTTTATCATCTGGAAATAGTAATCCCTCACGTTCGATAGGCTCCTGTTTGTATAAACACCTGTAAGAGATTTCATCCATTAAAAGTTGTTGGTCAGCAAAAAACTCTTTTGTGAATCCGCTATACTCATAATCAAAATTGCTCTCACCTGTTACCGGATCTACATCTGGCACAGCAATAGTCTTAACTCTTTTATTTCCTGCGTACATATTCTGTATTCTTCCGATAACATCATGTACGCTCCAACGTGTAGCAATATGTATCTCTTTGCAATTATGTCCGTCTGTATCTTGGATTTTTCTTTGTCTAGCATCTACCGCATATTTATCCCACAGCTTATCAAGTACCATAGGATTAAGTGCTTCTTCAATGCCACCTATCATATCATCTACAAGCAAAAATTTACTCGCACGAACTTTACCAGCATTTTTACTTCCAACAGATGTACATTGTACGCTTGGAAACGGCTTATACTTACCTATGTTAAACTGTTCTAACTTTGCGTTAGTGCTTGTAACTGTAAGATTAGGAAAGATTTCGTTCCACGCATATTCATCAGCATTTGTAACAATATCATATACGCCATCATAGTACATTCGTGTAATGTCGCCGGAATGGGAGTAAAAGAGGCAAAAATCATTAGGAAACCAGCCAGCTACTAAAGCGTTAAACATTTTTTCAATAGTTGTTTTGCCTGCTCCGGGTATTAATGACATACACAATATATCGTATTTATCATCAATCATGCCCTGCAAAGCTTCTATTAACCCCATTTTTAAGAATTGTTTGCGACGTGGCATATAGAAACGCTCTTTAGGCTCTCTTTTCTTTTCGAGATACCTAAATCCGCTATCAACAACTTTGTTTTGTGCTTCAATCAGTAAAATATCATAAAACCAATTAATCAGCTCATATTCCGTTTTATTTGCAAACGCATACTTTTCTAAATCCCATATCGTTCCGCCTGTCTTATCCTTACAGAAACGCTCTATAATGTCTTTTGCCCTTTCTGTAAGTTGTAATCCATACTCAACATCTTTCTCTCCGTTTATGGCTACGCTACAAGCGTCTACATAGGCATTAATTACCTGTTCATCTATTCCATTTTTCTCTATGTAATTTTCATATCCATTGATTGTAGAAATAAGGCTCTGACTAGCCATAAAGAAAAGCACCTCCACTTTTCAGCAAAGGTGCTTAAGACCTCTGCCTATAATTTTTCTAGGGTAGCGACTAACTCTATTTGTTAGCCGGTAATATATTTATTTATCGCCAAAAACCATTACTTCATTTTTGACTATATGAACCGTCATCTTGTCCACATCAAGCACTATGTTCATACTTACAACATTTGACAAATCAAGTCTTTCTCCATCAATGTAAATCTTCACTGGCGATTCCGTCCTGTCAATTTCTAATTTTTTGATTGCTTTCATATTTGCCCTCTTATTTCTGATATTTGCATTTATCACGACCACACATAAATTTGCGTGTTCCATTATTAGCTTCTTCCCATGTGGAGTATTCAACCGCAAAACTGCATTTCATAGGCTCTAGTTCGCAATCAGAGTTTGTATCGCATGTATTGAATTTTTCTATCGGTTGGCATTTCTTTTTATGAACAATCTCTCTGAATATATCAAGTATCCCTGTTTCTTCAAGTAAAAACACTGTTCCTGCAATGCATATAGATATCACAAGTGCCACAACTACTATAATCACAATAAAAAGCATAATCGTAAAAGCACTACTCATTCCTTATAAACCTCCTTGTTTCCTCAATTATCTTAGAATCTCTAGCAAAAGTCATTTCGATGTGACTTTGCGGCAGTCTGCCAAACTTTTCCAAAGCGTATTTTTCTACCGCTTCTTTCGAGATATCTATGTCAAAATTTATCATTGCTTCTTTAGATGGTGGTTGATACGCTGATAAAGGATTGTCAATGTCATTCATTCCTCATAAACCTCTCAAAATCTTTCCTGCACTTAGGACATAATTCATATGTTCTTTCAAGAAATTCATATCTGCGAACATTCTTGATTTCAAGGCACATATCATTATCTCCAAAAATAGGAATTATATCTCCGCAACTTGCGATTGGTTTAAATTTAACTTCTTTCCAAAGTTTAGGTATTATTTCTTTTCCGCACCTGTCGCAAGTGTGCCATTCTTTTTGATGTTTCATTCTTCCACCAACTTTCTACCGCAGATAGGGCAATAATCTATTTTCATTACCATTTCAACATTCATATCTTTACTGCTACACACCGCAAAGGACGGACATTTATTCAAGTCGCATGTAATTACAGGTTTATTTGACAACTTATCAATCTTAAATTTGCCATAATGTGTTATGATGGGGAATTTTTCTTCGCAAAATTTACACATATCATATCACCTCAAATCTTCGTAAATATATCCAAATCATAGTTATCTCTGATATAGTCAACAACTTCCTGTAATTTGCTCTTTACAAATTCATCTTGTACAATATCTGGGTGACAATGCATTGTGCAACTGTCTTTCTTGCCCTGTGTCTTATATTTGCGATAATCAAATGTCATTGTAAAAAGTGGTATTTCTGTCAGATTCTTTGTCTTGTGTCTTATCCAACGATTAACAATTCTCTTAATCATCATTCTTCCCCCATAAATTATCTGGTAATTCCTCGCCGCCATAAATCTTGTTAGCGTATTTAAGAAATGTCGGCACGCTGCAACCTGCTACTTTTGCCGCCTTTACCTGTGAAGCCTGCCCCGATATGTACAGGTTAATTGCTTCATAAAACTTATCTTTGTTTAGTGGGTGTACGCCCATAGCCATAATAATCACTCCTTATTTTAAATATTTCTGTGCTAAGTTTTCTCTTATCATTCCAGACATGAAATGCTGTAAGCTCTTAGTTACTTCCTTGCCATTAATCTTGTATTTTGTCTGTAAGTAATAATCTATTAACTCTTTGTAGTAATCATCAAATCCATAAGCAGAATTATCACTCATATAATTACCAACTGGCTCAAAGTAATTAATAACTATCTTTGTCAAAGCCTGTTCTGTAATGCGTATATGGCTCATATTTAAAGTTTTATTGTATTGCTCAAGGAAATAGTCAATAATATGCTTTAACTCCTCTATTCGCCAATCTGACGGCTCGCAATCAGCAAATTCAATAGCAATGTTTTTAATCACATCAGATTTGCTTCCGCCTTTTTCAGCTGAAAAAGCATATATATCTCCTCTTGAAGAATCTTTAGATTCTGAAAGAGCATATTTATTCTCTGTAGTATAATCTCTGTCTATATTCTCTGTAGTAATCTCTGGTAATGGTCTGTCGTTTTGTCCTTCTCGACAGGTCATTTTGTCCTGTCGGTCTGTCATATTGTCTTGTCGATTTGTCATTTTGTCCTCATCGGAATTAAATTTATCCACAAGCTCTTGTAATTTTTCAGTATCTATTGTGTACCACTTTGTTTTGTCAATACCCAATTTGTTATAATTAGCAGATACAACAACTCCTTTATTTTCAAGCCTTGTAAATGTTCTCTGTATCGTTTTTTCACTCCAATATGGAAAATCATTGACTTTCCAATCACTGTATGAGTTATATACCCAATATCTGCCGTCAATAAAATTTTTACCGGCTTTTCTGTTAATTCCTAGCCAATAATTTAATTGATTTAGCACTATTGCTTCGTTTAAATCTCCTAAAGCAAGTGCTAAATCGGTGTTTACAATAAGTGTCTTTGATTTGTCAATAAATAATTCTTTAAAATTCATAAATTACCTCCTGTGAAAGATAACAGCACTCCGCTTGTACTTAATCTGTGAATAACAAAACAACAAACAGGCAGTTCACAGGTCTGCTTTTCGGTAGCTAACCTAGTTTGTTGTAATCGGATAGACAGGACTTGAACCTGTGACTACTTGAATAAATCAAGCGTTACTCCCAACTGAACTACTATCCGTTGTACAGTTTCTTGTGTTGGAAAGTATTTATGGCACTTCATTACGCTATTTGCCGTCCTGTTCGCAAATCAACCAACACAAACATTTTAATTATTTCAGCAGGGACTACTGCAACGCCTGCTTATTCGGGAATGACCCGACCACTTGATGTGGTGTGGATTTGAACCACACATGAGATTCCGTCAGTTAGTCTGCACCTACGAATAAGGATAGATGGATTTTTATTTTCTAACGGATTTATAGGTGTGATTGCTTACAGCTATTTACCAGACTTGTTCTAGCAATCCTTGTCGCACACCTTTCTCTTAACCACCGGTTAGCGTTTACCCATTCCGCCACACATCAACTCACATACGGGTTGGTTTTAGGATAATACAGGTAACCAACAACTGTATTTCCATTTCACTTATATGTGAGAACGCCGACATCGCGAATCGAACACGAACAACATTTCTGTTGGATAGCTTAGCAAGCTACTGGAATACCTTTATCCCATATCGGCAAATACCGCCTGTAACGGCTATCAAGGGAAAATGCAATAATATTTTTGGGGAATATTGAGAAGAACCTTGACAAGTTGATTTTCACACCTCTGTATGAGGTAAGCCTTTCCGAGTGGTCTTGCACCACTCTTAACTGAATCTCCAAGAAAGTACATGAAAGGAGGACTACCTTAAAATGCAAAACATGGTAGTCTACGATAAAAGTAAGACAAACTACCCCAGTGGGATTCGAACCCACGCTAACGGAATCAAAGTCCGGTGCCTTACCGCTTGGCTATGAGGCATTGATATGGCTATTCTGACAATTCTATGTATTTGTCAATGTACCACTTAGCTTTTTTAATATCTTCTAAGCCATTCTTGTTGCCAGTGCGGTAGTTATACTTAAAAGCATTAAGCAAGCAAAATGTCTTTACAGCTTCAACACCAAATATCTCAAGCATAACATCTATGCACTCATATTTACCGGTTGCATAATGGCTAGGATGATTAACATTGTCATTTACCGGTTTTTCATTGACGCTAGGTGCAACATCTTTGAGAGGTGTAAAATTGTTATTTTCCCCACCACTTACAACGCAATCATTACATGGTCGCTGATTGAATAGTTTCAGCCTATTTTCACAATTAAGGCACATATTTATTATATTTCTTGATTTCATTAAACATCACCTGCCTGTCTGTGATTAGCTCTGTAAGTATCAAATCCCTCTGGATATCTTGCTTTCAGCTTATCAATGTTAATCTGCATGATTTCATCAAGGTTAAACTCGAAAGAATCGCACATTAAAGCTAAGTACCAACATACATCACTGATTTCACGCTTTAAATGTTCAGCATCTAACTGCTTTTCATGAAAAACCCATTTCTTAAGCATGTCGTTAAGTTCTCCAACTTCGCCGGATAAACCAAGTGCAGCATTAAGAACACCGCCTAATTCAATCTCTGGCGTATCTTCACCACGATTACCAATCTTTAAGTCATTAATCTTGCTCAGAAGCCTATCTGTAGACTTTTTATCGTTAGTACGCATAGCCAAAGCCTGATATTCTGCTCCCTGCATTTCTAACTCCTAACTCTTTTTTATTTTTAAAATTTTTTGGAATTTACTCGGCTGAATTAGCCGTTTTGATGTGTGTATTCATTGAATATCTTGTGAATAATTAAGATGTGTCTATTATACACCTATTTATCAGATTTGTACAGTAGATTTATTGATTATATTATATGGGTTATTATCAAGACTATATATTAATAAATATAATGATGTATATAGTTTAATAAATTATTGTTAGATGGTTATGTATATATAAATATATATAATAAGCCTTTTTATTTTTGAGAATATTTGAGCGACTTAGTTGGGCGTGCAATGCGTGTATATATAACCCCCACGCCCTGCATTTGTATATCTTGCACAACGAAATCAGCCAGAGCGGAGCCATTGCACAATGAATAATTATCACACAATCGCTGTCAAACCGCTTGTTTACTAGCTTTGTTGTACCTTTATCGTTCAAATGTTCTGTTTTATCACTTCGCTAAAGTCTAATTTAGCGAAATGCTGTTATCGTGAGCCAAACGGCTAGAAACCGCTTATTTACTAGCTTTGTGGGTTTTCTTGTACATCTTGCACAATGATTTCTTGTTGTGCAATTTGACGAACATTAGAGCCTTGAGCGTTTCCAGATGGTCCGAGCTGCGGAAGGTCTGCGGCTGTTTTAATGGTCTTTGTGGTGCTTTCTCTACTGACACCGGGAAGATTCCACGCAAAGTGCCGGTTGAGTATTGCAAGGATTCCGACAGGGTTTTTGTTGCCGGTTGCGAGTTTATTCGATAAACTTTCTTCACGAAAAATGCGCAGTTTTTGCACGATGTCGAAGCCTTTTGTACTTAGTTTTCTCTCATCTGCTCCCCAGTCCATTAATGTATCGTAATTAATACCTGTTAATAAACTATATCCCATTATGCTACATTCTTTATCATATACAGAACATAAATAATAATATATATATAATAT